TTGTGATCTGGTTTTTATCTGCGAATTAGGTTGCATTACTATAAACATGTGGCCGTTGTTACAATCGACCTCGTAGACGTCTCCATTCTTGTGCACAACATTGCCCTTCTCCAACATATCGTCCGCCCATTGACCCGTGCAACAATCGCCATTAGGCCAAGTGTAGGTGCCCTGGCCGTGCCTCTTGTCATTGTTGTCATTCTGCAACTCGCCAACGTAAACGTCTCCATTCGCATACACATACTTGCCCTCATATGACACACCGTCCGCCCACTGACCCGTGTAACGAAGGCCATCAGGCCAAGTGTAGGTGCCCTGGCCGTGCCTCTTGCCATTGTGCCACTCGCCTGCGTACTGACCCGTGTAACGACCGCCATCAGGCCAAGTGAAGGTGCCCTGGCCGTGCCTCTTGCCATTGTGCCACTCGCCCTCGTAGACCTCTCCATCAGGCAAAGTGTAGGTGCCCTGGCCGTGCCTCTTGTCATTGTGCCACTCGCCCTCGTAGACGCCTCCATCAGCCCACGTGTAGGTGCCCTCCTTGCCCTGCATCATATCGTCCGCCCACTGACCCGTGTAACAAGCGCCATCAGACCAAGTTAAGGTGCCCTGGCCGTGCTTCTTGTGGTTGTGCCAGTCGCCCTCGTAGACGTGTCCATTTGGGTTCACATACTTGCCCTTGCCCTGTCTCATATCGTCCGCGTACTGACCCGTGTAACAAGTGCCATCAGGCCAAGTGAAGGTGCCCTGGCCGTGCTTCTTGTTATTGTGCCACTCGCCCTCGTAGACCTGTCCATCAGCCCACGTGTAGGTGCCCTGGCCGTGCCTCTTGTCATTGTGCCACTCGCCCTCGTAGACGCCTCCATCAGGCCAAGTGAAGGTGCCCTGGCCGTGCTTCGTGTCATTGTGCCACTCGCCCTCGTAGATCCGTCCATCTGAGAACACATACTTGCCCTTGCCCTGTCTTATACCGCTTGCGAACTGACCCGTGTAACGACCGCCATCAGGCCGAGTGAAGGTGCCCTGGTCGTGCTTCGTGTCATTGTGCCACTCGCCCTCGTAGATCGGTCCATCTGGGTACACATACTTGCCGGTGTAACAAGAGTCATCCTTCTGGAAGTGGTGCTTCATGTACTTCTGAAGATTGAAGTAACCAAGCTTTAGCTTCTCGTCATCACCCTTGTAGTGGTAGTTAAGGAGCTTGGCAAGCTTAGCGTCAGCACGGAAGTAACGACAATTTCCCTTCTGCTCAAGGTTGTGCTTCTCGACGTAGCGATGGATCTCCTTGCTTACTGCGGTGCGTGCCATCTTGGTGCCGTGCTGTACGCCAAGGAAGTTAGCCATCTCGTCACTAATGCGAATAGGCTTAGTAAAACCAGAAGGCCTGCGGTCGCCACTGTTATTGCGGTAACAAGTGCCATTAGACAAAGTGAAGGTGTTCTCCCTTCTTGTCTGTGATCGTGTCTTCATAGTCATGATATTGAATACAATAAAAGTCAACTTATATGCCTCTAATTTGTAACCAAAACCATTTTCAATTTTTATGCGAGAGCATCGTCCAATCGTGTTTATCCGTTTCAACCCTGATAATTATGTAGATAAAGATGGCAAAAAAATAAGTTCTTGTTGGAAAGTAAACGGTTATGGTGTTATGCAAGTATCTAAGACTAAAATTGTAGAATGGGACCGCCTTCAAGAAAGTGAAGATACACAAAGTCAATTTACAGAAGATGAAGAACATATGATTATAGTTGAGGCAATGCAAATTTTATTGGATAAATTAGACGTGGATGAAGATGAATTTGAAGACCACGAACAACATGTAGATTGGATGAGATTCGATGACATCATAGGACACTACGTTTGTTATGTAAAATAATTTATAGTTTTGAGAAAATATATAAACACAATTCTATATACAATATTGTAAAATAAGACAATGGATAAAGACCTTCGTATCAGTGAACTTGAAGAAAGGGTAGCTCAATTAGAAGCAGAATTGCTATCTACTAAGGAGCATTTGAAACGATATACGGCTCCGGAAAGTAGAAAAGAGTATTATCAAAATAATAAAGAAGTTATCAAAGAACGTGTCAAAAAACATCAAGAAGAAACGAACTATAAGGCTAATTACAAACCTACTGCTGAACAAAAACAGAAATGGGCTCGGGCCGCATATTTAAAAAAGAAGGAGAAATTAGCTCAAGAGAAGAAGGAGAATATTTAGGATTATATAGTTATTTTATAAAAAACTATATAAAAAGAAATCTACGTATAATATATCAAGATGACAAAATGTTCGGCAATTGATAGAAATTTGAAAGGTTGCCGATGCAATGCTATAAATGATACCAGTTTTTGTAAAAAACACGATTATATGGTTGATTATACTGAAGAAATGTTGTCAAATTTACAGATTTGTTCGGGTTGTAAAAAGTCATATTATATACCAGATGGTAAGACTTGCTCGTCTTGTCGTAATAGAGGAAAACAAAATAAACAAATATCCCGCGAAAACGTCATACTATGTGCTAACGATAAATGCGTATTCAAGCGTTCAGAAGAGAATAAATACTGTCAAAAACACCAAATTTGTATATTTGTTGATGAAACCGTGGCTATAGGTAAAAAAATATGTAAAAATTATGTTCGGGGTTGTCGTTCTCAACTTGATTTGGAATATCAATATATTCGGTGTCAATCTTGTTTAGAAAAAGAAAGAGAACAGGAACGCAATCGTAGGGAAAACGCAAAAGGTACTACACATACGGATACACATCAAACTTGTTCTACTTGTTGTCAAGAATTCGAAAATTGTTTATTTGTTGGCGTGAATGGTGGAAATACCAAAACTTGTAAAAATTGTAGAGAGCGTAACCATATTCAAGACCAAAAACGCGATAAAGAACATCGTAATGAATTAGCTCGTATTGCCGAAAAGAAACCTGAACGTAAAGAAGTAAAACAACAATGGAACGAAAATAATTATGAAAAGGTTGCTATGAAGAGTATGAATTACCGACAACGACAAATAGAAACAGATGTAGAAGAGTATTTGAATAAAAACGCGGAAAACGCAAAACAATGGAGGGAAAATAACCCAGAAAAAAATAAAGAAAATAATAAATCGCGATTAGAAAATATCAAAATACATTATTCTAATTACATTCGGTGTGCGGGAGACAAAAACTTGGATTTTGAAATATCTCAGGAAGAATTCAATAAAATTGTAAAGGAACCGTGTCATTATTGCAACATTATTCAAGAACGCGGTTTCAATGGCATTGACCGATTGGATTCAAATGCTGGTTATGTAATGGATAATTGTGTGAGTTGCTGTAAGACGTGTAATTTTATGAAATGTTCGTTGTCTGCTGACGTATTTCTAAAACGCATAGAACACATTTTAACATATAATAACAAAATTAATGGACGTTATTTTTCTGAAGAGTTTTGTGATACTGATGCAAGAAGTTATAATGAATATAAAAAACGTGCAAACACCAAATTATTACCATTTGAATTAACAAAAGAAGAATATGATATAATTATAAATTCACAATGTTATTTATGTGGTAGAAAATCATATGAAGGGTGTAAAAATGGCATTGACCGCCTTGATAATAAGTTGGGGTATACAATGAATAATGTAAAATCGTGTTGTGGTAGTTGTAATTATATTAAAAAAGATATGGAACTCACCGAATTATTTAACAAAATGACTGAAATATTTTTGAAATGTAAAATTAAAGTGGAAACAACCACGATTATATGTAAAACACATAAACCATCAAAAAATATTGTAAAAAATATAAACAAAAAAACTTCTGATAAGAAACGCGAAGATGCTCGTCTTAGAAAACAAAAACAACGAGAAGCATTAAAATCAAAATATGGAGATGAAGAATACAAAAAAAAGAAAGCAAAAGAGATTGCTGATTACAGGAAATCAAAGAAAGAAACTAACAATTAGATTGCGTTTTGTATAATAAAAACATTATAGTTTTTATTATAATTTTTATGGAGATTCAAAAACAACAGGGTAATTGATTAACTATTTTACATTTTTTATTTATTTTTTGTGTTTTATAATTTTTATTTTGTTTTTGTGGGAAAACCCTTTTTATTAAAATACTTTGTAGGTCACAGTTGTAACCGGACACGATACAAGTAACGTAACTAATTACTATACGCTACACCTGCCATGCCGGACATAACACGGAGGACGTTGTAGTTAACAGCGTAGACACGGACCTTGGCAGTGGCAGTGCCGGACACAGCACCGGCGGAAAGCACGAGCTGAAGGACGGCATTGTCAATGCGGGAGAAGTTGCATGAACCAGAAGGCTGGTGCTCCTCGGGGCGAAGACCGAAGGAGTACACGTTGATACCGGAGTCAGGGGCACGGGTGTGGTGCTGGAAAGGCTGGACGGTATCGAAGTAGGAGCCCTCACGCTCGGAGAAGCGGTCCTGACCGTTAAGCTGGAGCTTGGCAGTCACGACAGGGTTCTCACCCCAGCAGTGCATGTCAAGGGCAGTCTCGGCAAGGACGAAAGAACCGGCATCGGAAAGACCCTGTGCGCCAGTGGCATCAGGGTTAGCAGCATTACCAACACCAGACTCAGTCATATCAGTAAGCTCCTTGTCAACACCACCGTATGCGGCAATGTCGTTGGGAAGGGAGTCAATGGCATCAGTGTAGTTGAAAGGCTGGGCTCCGTGAGTGGAGTTGAGGGTGGTACCGTCAATCAAAGAATCACAGTAGTCAACGTTGGCATCGGGCTGGACGACCCAGATAAGCTCCTTGCAGGGGTGGTTGAAGTTGAGCTTGATCTTGTTGGAGGAAGAACCGACAGACTCGTCACCAGTGAACTGGACCTGCTCGATGAGGTACTCGTGGGGGTTCTGTGCCATCTTTCTGCGCTCATCGGTATCAAGGAAGATATAGTCAACGTAGAGAGAAGCGGCAACAAGAGATTGCTGGTAAGCCTGGGTGGCACTGGCATTACCGTCCATGGCGAAAAGACACTCACCAATAGGGCGGAAGTCAATGTTGATCTTGACCTCGTGGTATTGAAGGGCAATCAGAGGAAGGGCAAGTCCGGGGTTGCGGCAAAACCAGAACTGAAGGGGCACGTAAAGAGTGGTCTCAGGAAGGGCGTTGCGGGGAGCACACACCTGGTTGGGGGCACTGGAAGCGGCACAGGGTCCGGCAATGTCAGCGCGAAGGGATTCGGTCATGTAGGTAAGCTGGGTGGTGTGACCGATCATCTTGTGGTAACCAGACTCTTGCTCCTTGGAAAGGGTAAGTTGGTTCCAGATGTGCATCCAGTCACCGTACTGACGGTCAATGCGTTGACCACCAACCTCGACCTCAACCTGGGCGATGAGCTGCTCACCAATGAAATCTAACCAACGAGCACCACAAGCGTTGTTTGCGCCCATGTTCTTGTTGATCTCAGGGAGAGTCACCTGAAGGTAGGTGCGGTAAGCAAGGTCACCGTTACGGCTGATGGTACAGGTGACACGGCGACCGAAATCGGCTTGACCGGAGAAGGTCTGCTCGATGGACTCCATGGCAAAGTTGGTGTGGCGTCTGTAGGACACCTTCCAGAAAGTAATCTCAGGGGTTCCGGTAAGGAAAACGTCTTGTGCGCCGTAGGCGACTAATTGCATTAAACCTCCAGCCATTGTATGGAATTTATATATTCTACAAAGAAAAAAATCTGGGAAAAAATCGCATTAATTCAATTAAAAAAAATATTATTGCTAAAAATACAAGAATAATGATAAATAAATGCTCTAATTATTAGCAATAATCACAAAAACATAAGTTTATAGTCAATTCGTTAAATTACAATTGTAATTTTTTAACTACAGTTGTAAATGTCCTAAATATATTTGTATCACTTGATAAATCTTCACAATATGGCGGTATAATATACACTACTCCGGATTTCGAGATTTGCCGCTTATTCCCAGCGCACATGAACTATTCGTCAATAAAAACTTCTCTAAATAGTCTTCTTGGAATATTTCCCGTTTATTTTCATGTTTTTTCGTGAAAATATAAGAATCATTTGATTTACGGATACTCCATCCTTCTTCTAAAGCATTTGTTAGAAACATCATTTTTTGAAAGACCGGTTTTTCTATTTTTATATTTCGAGGTAAATCTAATAAAGTGGTTTCAATGTTCTTAGTATCCATATTCATATCTATATCTATATCCATATACACATTAGAAATACCATTTTCTCCTATTATTTACGAATTTATCGTGTGTAAGTGTATACCAAGTATGACGGAACAATATATGATTCCAACAAAACACGCATTTACATGTGAGGAGCATAAAATCCATGAAAACGAAGTTCCGCTATCTCCAGCGAGATACACTTGTAAAAAATGTAAAAAAAAGAAAGTTCCTGGATATAGTAATCCAGACCACGTATGTAACCCTTTCGGCTATTTGTATTTAGCCCCCCGAATATGTCTAGACTGTGCTACAAAAACGAAAAAATGTATGTGGTGCTAAAAATTGATTGATGTACGTTAGGTAATTATACACTATATCCAATTCGCCACTATGATTTATTACATTATCGCAGCATACACATTAGCTACATTATGGTTTTCTACACATTGTAGAGATTGTTATTTTTCAAAAACACGTTATATTGTCATAGAAGAACACAATCATAGTTTACCTATTATCAAGCCAATACCTACACATATTACTAACACTATTCAATATTATGACACATGTCCCATTGTGTTGTAATATATGCGATTCATTCATTTTTCATATCTGTATTCTCGTGTGTTACTACTTCTTAGTTGCACGGCGTGTATTTTTTTTTGCTCCCCCCTTTGTTCTCTTGGTCTTTCTACGTTTTTTTGATTTCTTGCCGCCTCCAAATAAAGTAGGTGAGTATATTGCGGTCGTTGCTGAAGGACCAAAATAACCAGCTATAGTATTAGGTCTAACTGAATCAGGTTTTAAAAACTTCATATCCAACATTGCCCTAAATCCGGAAGGTCTATCTCCCATTGCACCTATACGAATATTAGTAGGGTTATAATTAGTTGCAGTTCTATATCCTGCATCTATAAATACACTATTTTCTTCTTGTGCTCTATCACCTTTGCCTTTTCGTGATGCTATTGATATTAATTGATTAAAATTTTCTTTAAATAAATCTTGAAAAACACCATCAATCGGTTGTGATTTATCTTGATTATATCGCGTATTCCATAAGTTCATAATTTTGGTCGATAAAGCATTCATTGTATTTGATGCTGACAATAGTTCTTTACCATCTTTAAGATAAAATTTTTCATGATATGGTTCTGCTTTAATACGATCTACCAAGTAATCAAATTCTAAACTTACCCGATTTTTATCGTGTTTGATAAATGTTCTATAATAATTAGGTGTATTCGTTTGAATAGTAATATCAACTGTGCTTGGAAATTCGTTATTCGTGGTGATTATTTGTTTCATAGTACAACTACCAAGACCACCCATTGCATCTATATACTGAGGAGTAGAACATACAGCATTTTGTAAAAAATTAGAATCTGAATATCGGGATTTTTTAATTGCGTTATTAATAATACTAATGTCAGAATTGTTAAATTGTGAAATAAAGTCTGTAGGAGACAATTGTTTATAATTAGTTGTCTCATTCTCATTTTTCCATAAACCCGAAATATTAATTATGGTGTCAAATAACTTAGTATCTATACCAGATACATTATCACCATTTGAAATACCATTTATTATGTATGTTTGCTGATTAAAAATCGTATTGTTACCTTCTATATCGAGCCCATCGGGATAAATTACCTTACTATCCTTATCTGAAAGCCCCATATAGAACAAACCATTAAACGCTACTTCGCTACATAATAAGTTAATCACAGATTTCATTTGAGGAGATGGGCGTGTACCGGACTCTTCTGACTCACTTTGTTTTGAGAACTGCCTGTTTACATCTTGGTTAAAATTAAAAATATGAGCGTCAATTTGTTCTTGTATACCTTGATTGGTTTTTATTACGGTATCATATCGTCGAGTGCCGGGAGCTGGTTCTTGTTTTATAGTACTATTTAATTTTGTTAAACGTTTTATTAGTTGGTTTCTCTTTACTGTCATTGTTTTTAAATTTGGGTCAATTTGTAATAGGTTGGTTTCATTAAAAGCTCCACCTAACATTCTTTTTTTTATTTTTTTTCTAAAATCAGTTTGTTTGTTGGGTAATGGACACATTTCATTTAACATAGTATTAACATTTTTAACAAATGTGTCAGATAATTTTACTATAAAGTCATATTTATTCACCTTTGGATTAATTTGCGGACAATGAATCACAATCAACAAATATTTCATCAGTATTTGTTTTAAATAATGGCTATTTAAAATAGCATACTCGTTTGTATATTCACGTTGTAAAAAGAAGGTATAAGTACCTTTTATTATTTGATGAACGGTTTTATTTACAAATTTTAAATATTCTACGTTTAGTTCATTGTTTTCATCACCGACCATATTTAATGCTTCGTATATTTCTGTGGATTTTATACCACGTAGGTTATCATTTTCTACCTCATCATTTATAATCGCATCTAATACGTTTTGTATATTGTCATTTTGAACTATAACAGGACGAACAACCTGTTTGTTAGGTGCTTCAAATACGGTTTGCATTTGAGGTTCGTATGGCTCATATGATAAATTTGGACCGGTTAATGGACCGGCTACTAATGTAGCACCATCACCATCACCGCCAGTATGTGTTTTACCTTTACCTGTTTGTTGTAGTTGTAGTATACGCCTTTTTTTAATATCAGCTATAGTGGTTGATTGCATACCCATTACACGAAAAGTTGTTTGTTCTATATATTGATATATAGGTTGAATTAACCCTATCATATGTATATTATCATACGAATAGACAATCAGTATTGACTGTAATAGCGCATTTATCCCTGCATTCGTTGTTAATGTCGCATTTATTGTTTTTTCATCTTGCAACATGGTACGTATATCACTTAGATTTTGGGCGGTTACTGAACGCGTAATTGGTTGTCTTACATCAACTGAAAATGTATCTGCGTTAAAATCTTTTACATTTTCGGACAGAAAACTTATAATTTCTGGTGAATATTCATATTCAGATATATCCATGAACTTACTGTCAGGTGCATTAAAAAATGTCTTTTTTTCATTTATTTCTGCTTGTATATCATCTTCGTCTACTCCCAAACTACGAAGGTCTGTCTCCAATCGTTTAATCTCTACCTCCAAATCACGGTTGCGTTTGGTCTGTTCGGCTTTCGCTTTCTGTTTTTCTTCTGGAGTTTTTCGAATAACTCCAGTTTTGGCCGAACCCGATGGTATTTTCCTACCATTACCAACGCTTGTCGTTTTTCCTTGAAAAATATCTTGACTAATTTCTTCTAAAGATTTGATTCGATTTAATGAACTAATCGCACCGTAATCATGAATAAAATCGTGTATTAGTAATGACAACATCATCAATCTGAAATATTTATCATCTTGATATTCAATGGTAGGCATAATATTATATATATATTCCTACTATAAAAACTAACATAAAAACACCCATATAAAGTATTATATCTGGTTTAATGAGAGGCGAGTCTAAAAAACGGCAACTCAAACAATTGAAAACTATACATACAATTGACGAAAAGCACTCGGAACTAACAGAATATTATGATAAGATAGAGAATGATACTATTCCCCAGTTACAACGAGAAAAGGAGGAATTGAGAAAAATAATGCCTACTTTACGTTCAGAACAAGTCGATGAGTATATGAATATAAAAGACAAAATTAAGGACATACATGAGCGAATAAAGAAACTTAAACAAGAGAAGAAGAAGTATTTACTGGATAATTCTAAATTCATTTTTGACTACTTCGAACAAAAACAGCAAATTTCTTCAAGTACAGACGAATATGGAAGCACCGACGCATTAAACAATTTTTTCAAAATTAAACCAGATGCGACTACTGCCAACGACGGCTCTATTAATAGATATACCCAATCCAAAATCAATACACAACAGTATTGGCGGAATGTAACAAATGAGTTTACAAATTCTCAAGATTATTACATTTCATCGGATAGATGCGAATCATGTAATATTGGAGAAATGATACCTCAAGATGAGGAAGGAATACTTATATGTAACAATACGAAATGTGGCAAATTCGTAACCTACATCATAGATAGCTCTAAACCGAACAATAAAGACCCTCCAAATGAAGTTTCCTACACCGCCTATATTCGTCTTAATCATTTTAAAGAAATCCTATCTCAGTTCCAAGCTAAGGAAACCACATTAATACCAGATGAAGTGATAGACTCCATTAAAGCACGTATTAAAAAGGAACGCATTACCGATTTATCTGAACTAAATTATGATAAGATGCGCGAATTATTACGTAAGCTTGGATTAAACAAATATTTCGAACATATTCAATACATAAATTCGTTGTTTGGGATTAAGCCACCTGTGATGAACGAGGAACTTCATGAAACGTTATGTGTTCTCTTTATTGAGATACAGAAACCGTGGGCGGTCCATTGTCCGGCGAATCGCACTAATTTTTTTAACTATACATACACGCTCCATCAACTATGTGTGTTGTTAGACCAAACCCAATATTTACCCTATATACCTATGATGAAAGACCGAGAGAAACAACTCGAACAAGATATGATATGGAAAAAGGTATGTGAAGATTTAGATTGGGAATTTTTCCCGTCCGTATAATGTTTCTTACAAAACGACATAAACATTATATTGTTATATTTAGTAATGAAGATGCCGTATTCTTATCCCGTAGATTTAACAATTGAATATACAAACAATACCGAATATCGCGAATGTTTACGCAACCTATTTAAGATGAATTCCGAAAACTATCCCGAAACAGAAAATATGGATTTGGATGAGGAAACGATGGATGAAATGAATTATGATTATCAATCTGCTACGGTTACGATGGACTTTATTTTTGGAACTACCAAATCAATCCCTGAAATTATGGAATTATATGAAAAAACCGCATCTTTTATGTTTTCCACTGACCCTAACATAGGACTTACTATTATGTTAGGTTACGATTATTTAGACTTGTTCCATAAATTGTTACAAAAAATTGTATCTGGAACTCCTACAAAAGAGTTAGTACAAACAGACATTTATAATCAGTTACATACAAAAATATATAAATAGTTTTTTGGTGTATATAAAATATACATTATTATATACACCCATAATGGCTTCTACTCGTAGTAAAAATAATGAGGGAGATTACCGATTAGAACAAACCGCTAACTCTGGATTATGTAACTATCTAACCTGTCAAAAAAGTAATTTTGGAAATCCTACTACTACGCACTTTGCAGGAAACGGATTATTACAAGGACGAATCGCACCCTCTAATTTATCAAATAATCCATATGACATTGAATCGCAATTGTTCGGTATTGGAACAAGTAATATGGTTAAACCCAAACCGTCAGTAAAACCTGTAATTCACGACCTAAATTCACTTAATGTTAGTGACCGTCTCCCTACCATGATTCCCGAACCATTGATTGTTGAGAAGGGACAACGCCCTAATATTATGAATTAGAATAATTTTTCTGTGTTCGTCTATGTGATAAAACATTGTTTCGAAACGTGATATTACGAGCGTGTTTCCTTTGCTTCTTTTTAACGATTTCTTCTTTGGATATAGTATTTTGTACTATATCTGGTTCCACTGTTTCTACGGGTTTATTCGACGAAACAATCTTCATTATTTGTTCCATGAAATCCATTTGTACGGCATTTTGACCGGCTTTTTCGGGCAATTCTTTACATTCTGATATGTTTATTTTAATATATTCAGGTAAAGGTTCGGTCATATTGTTCTGTATTTTGATAGGTATTTCTATATTCGCAATCACATATTGAATTGACATTTGACGATTACATGTAATATCAATTTATATTTAACTTTTTTGTTAGCTATATATTATTTCATTGATTTACAATTTCTGGGCGTTCATCTATATAAAAGTCTTTCTTTTCTGGATTATAGTTTATATACTTTACTTGTTTTGATGGGACATTTTCATTCTCATCTTTCATATACATTTTACCTATGTAAATGTATCCTTCATTTGCCTTCTTAGTGTCTATCTCATAGGGGTCATTGTCTTCAGCTGGTTTAAAACTAAACATGTTACTTAATGATGAAATTAGCAAACCAAATGATTGTTTTAACCAATCAAATTTTCCACTCAAGTCTACTGAATATGACCCTTTGTTCGCCACGTCTATAGGGACTGCTTCTACAGAGGGAACGGTATTGGATACGTCTGTAGGGACTGCTTCTGTAGATGGGACTACTATATTCGATACGTCTGTAGGGACTGCTTCTACAGGGGGAACGGTATTTGATACGTCTGTAGGGACTGCTTCTGTAGATGGGACTACTATATTCGATACGTCTGTAGGGACTGCTTTTGATTGTATTCGTGGTTCACGGTCATATTCAATATTCGTTTTTAATGACTCAGTTAATATGTGTAACAATGGACTAATGTCAAAACCGACATTACTGGTAGCGTCTTGTTCTATTATTGGTAAGATTTTATTATCATCCATATTTTTGATGTCTAATGTTTGTTTTAACGTTGGAATGAATGTGTTTACATCAAACTCGGTACCGTCTGGTTGTGTTGGAGTAACTTCAGCTACATCTACTACTTCTTGATAATTTTGGGTTGGTTCGGGTTGCGATTCAGGTTGTGATTCCGGTTGTGATTCCGGTTGTGATTCCGGTTGTGATTCCGGTTGTGACTCAGGTTGTGATTCCGGTTGTGACTCAGGTTGTGATTCCGGTTGTGACTCAGGTTGTGATTCCGGTTGTGACAATTGGTATTTTTCACATGTATTCGTTAATTCCTTAAATTTTTCATTAGCAATATCTTCACAATCCTTATTTTTATCTGGATGAAATCGTAACCACGCTTTTGGTTTAGGTTTATGCGTAACTGGATTACAGTCCTGGCTTGGGACTATACCACGTTCATTGGCTTTACAGGTTTCTATTGTGGGTGGTATGGGAGGTAAATCCGAGGGTGTTGTGGGTGGTGTGGATGGTAAATCCGAGGGTGTTGTGGGTGGAGTGGATGGTAAATCTGAGGGTGTTGTGGGTGTTGTGGGTGGCGTGGGTGGTAAATTCGCCGATTCTTGTGAAATATAATCTGTACTTTGGTTATATTCATTTAAAGGACTTTTATGAATTGATATATCATTTGATGTTACTGGTTCCTGTTTTATACTATTAGGTGTTTCAACCAACTCACTTACATCGATTTGGGGGGTAGAAATAGTATTTGTTTCTTCTGATAGTTTGTCTTGTGTTACCTTATGTTTTAAGTTTACTTTATCTAATGCCTGTTTTCTATTTTCTTTCTGTAGTACTAGTTCATTTTCTTCTATTTTTTCTGTATTTTTAGTTTGAATAGGAACAATTACTTGGTTAAATAGTTCTTTTGCTAAATTGGATTCCAATTCCATTATGTATTATATTTACTTATAAATTATGCAAATACAATACTTTGTAAAAATTTACTGTATTATGATGGATTATTTTTTAGACCGTTTGGTTCTGCGTTTAATTATTCTTCGTCGTTTGAGTTTGTTTCGTTTTGTTTTCTTACCACTTCCAGTTTGAGATTTCATACCAGAAACAGCAGATTTGGTAGCATCATTCATAAACCCTAAAATACTATCTGTTGCTGAGGAAGCAGCATCTGTAACCGCATCTTTAGCAGCGAGTTTAGCTTCATTCGCCGCCTCTGTAATCGCATCTTTAGCCTCATTCGCCGCATTCTCCGCAACAATAATCGCACCTGAAGCAGCAACGGGTTCAATTGCTGTCTCGGCAACAGGTTCAATTGCTGTCTCGGCAACAGGTTCAATTGCTGTCTCGGCAACAGGTTCAATCGCGGTCTCCATAGCAGGTTCAATCGCGGTCTCCATAACAGGTTCAATCGCGGTCTCCATAACAGGTTCAATCGCGGTCTCCATAACAGGTTCAATTGCGGTCTCCATAACAGGTTCAATCGCGGTCTCAGTAACGGGTTCCATTGTTGACTCGATAACCGGAACAATTGATGACTCGACCACAGGTTCAATCGCGGTCTCAGTAACGGGTTCCATTGCTGTCCCAGTAACAGGTTCCATTGCTGTCTCAGTAACGGGTTCCATTGCTGTCTTCACAATGGGTTCAACAATTGGCTCCACAACGGGTTCAACAATTGGCTCCACAACGGGTTCAACAATTGGCTCCACAACGGGTTGTTCTACGTTATCTATCGCTTGTTTGAATTTATTTGTATTTTCAGTTAACTCATCAGTTAATGCAATGTCAATAACATCCATACCATCAATTGTTTTACCAATATTAACTATGGTTGGAGGATTTTTTGTTATACCGATATAAAAATCAGGTATTAACACGCTCATTATAATATATAATTTATACAGATTAAATTATGTATCAACTACCTAAATGATTACACACCTGAATTTTTCTACACATCTATTTATGTGTATTTACCTTTTTTTGTTCTGCGATTTACATGCTTATTATTAGACTTTCGAGTTGCCCGCTTCGTTGATTTATTCTTTCTAGTGTTTCTTCCACCGTATATTTTGTTTATATGTGATTTCACACGGGACATATATCGTCCAATTTGTTCCGGTGTAGAATCGCGTCGTTGTAAATAATTTGAAAGATGAAATTGTATATCACGAAGTTCCTTTCTGTCTTTGATATCAGGATTTTGTAATAATTTATGTATATCATTTCCTACTTTTTGAATGAATATGTCTTTTCCCTTTCCTTGAAACTGTTCTGATTGGGTAATATTCCAATTGATATCCCTTGCAATATCTTTGTATTGTTTCGCATTGTATGTGGATTTTGTTTGAATTGGAATATTCGGCACTGAACTACTCCTTACGAATTTATTATTATTTGTATTATTTGTACTATCTCTGTTTATAACGCTATCATCCTTAGCTAATACAGTTTCTGCTCGTTTATTAGCTTTTTCTACTGATTTAATTAATTCATTGTCAGTATTTGTAGGTTTAGTTTGACAATACTCGGTTTCTCCATATTCAAATGTTGAATATACTTTCTCTACCAGATTCTTTTTTAAAGTTGCTAGTTCGTTAATAAAAGATTGCTTATGTTCATCGAAATTATCACTAAATAGAGCGGTTTTATATGTAATGTAGGTATTATATGCGTTATTTACCTTTGTATAATCATCATATAGATGGTCGTTATAAATGTCTTCACCACTGTTATTTCTAATATAATTTAAAGCTGTTTTACATCTACTTTTTCCTAATAGTTCGGTCATATTGGAGTCTTTCGGTGTCAATAAATCAGATATTTGATATAATTCGTCTACCAGAACTTTTAACATTTCCATGTTTTGTGTGATTTCAGATTTATCATCTTTGTAAGTGTTCTGGTTGACTTGTTCGCTAATTTCATCTATCATATTTAAAAGTCCTTGACTTGGTGATGTAGTATTCCATGTTTCATCAACTGAATCCGAATCCGACTCCGTTTCAGGCTCCGATTCAGGTACAGACACAGGCTCAGACACAGGCTCAGGCTCAGGCTCCGGTTCAGGCTCTGGTTCAGGCTCTGGTTCAGGCTCCGGCTCAGGTTCAGATTCCGGCTCCGTCACAGGTTCAGGCACAGGCTCAGGTTCAGGTTCAGGCTCAGATTCCGGTTCATGCTCTGGCTCTGGTTCTGGCTCTGGTTCCGGTTCCGGTTCCGGTTCCGGTTCCGGTTCAGGTTCAGGTTCCGGTTCCGGTTCAGGTTCCGGTTCCGGTTCAGGTTCCGGTTCCGGTTCTGGTTCAGGTTCTGGCTCGGGTTCTGGCTCGGGTTCAGGCTCTGGTTCAGGCTCTGGTTCAGGCTCAGGCTCCGGTTCAGGCTCAGGCTCCGGTTCAGGCTCTGGTTCTGGTTCCGGTTCCGGCTCAGGCTCAGGCTCCGGTTCAGGCACAGGTTCAGGTTCCGGTATTAATTCTTCATAAATAGGCGTTCCATATCCACATTTTTCCTTATTTATATGTGGTTCATGCGTATCATTTATTAATTTATATATTTTAAGTCCATCCACACCAGAAATAAGTAATAGTCGTAAAAAATATGTTTTATCTTTTAAATTCAAATTCAGAATACCAGATTGTAAAGCATCAATGGTTAATGGTGGATATTCAGTATAATCTGGTTCATCTTGAGTAAACGCCTTTTTATTGACACTGGATACTTTGTAACTATATTTTCCACCTTCAATACATGTTTGTAGTTCGACCGATATATACTCATTCGATTGAATAGGAAACATGTTGTTGTTCAAATAAGCATCTATCGGTTTTGATTCAACATTAGGTTTATTTTTTTTCGTTTTTGTCTTCTTATTTATTTTTCCTTTCTTTTTGTGAGATGTCATTTATAGTATGCAAATATAAATATTAGGTCTAATAAAAAATTGATTACTAAATATATAGAATTGTTATGGTATCAAATATTATAACAATGAATTTCACAGTATCCGCTCCCATCCGCAAGAAGACCATCTTGGTATTTGACGTAGAAACAAGTGGTCTTCTACCAAAGAAAGACAAGACCAATCCAAATCATATACCAGTTGAAGCATATCCACATATATTACAGTTAAGTTACGCAAAATATGATATTTCTACCAATCAATTAGTAGAAACCTATGATACCTATATCAAGGTAAAGAAAGAGGTTGAAATCAGCGATACAATCACTGCTCTAACTGGTATTACACGACGGCATTGTAATAAAGGGTCTTCTATAATGGATGCGATTAGTCAGTTTTACCAAGCCTATATTACTTCCGATGTAATCGTGGCACATAATATCGACTTTGACAAAAAAATGATACTGGTAGAACTGGAAAGGAATCGTCAAGAATTTATTCGAAACTCTCCAGAATGTATGACAATATTTAATTCTACATATGAAGAATTAAATGGTGTAGAACACTATTGTTCTATGCGTAAAGGAACAGTTATCACTAACATTATGGTTCCATCTAAGTACCCCGGAAAACCGCCAAGTTTAAAGTGGCCTAGACTGAATGAATTATATGCTAAGTTGTTTGATGGAGAAACGGTTGATGGTCTCCATAATGCGATGGTAGATGTATTGGTATGCTTGCGGTGTTATATGAAAATGAGACATAACACTGATTGTGGTCTTCTTATGAAATAAAAATCAAAATAAAATAAATACAAACTTTTATGTAAACTACTAATTAGTTACTTTTTCTTATGGGCTTTCTTTTTCAAGGAACGTTTGTTCTTCTTTGTTTTTCTGGCTTTGTTTTTATTGTTTTTCGTGTTTCTCTTCTTTGATTTTTTACCACCTTCTTTTTTCTGTTTTTTTGCGGGTTGAACCATCACAACATCTCCATCACTACTATCTAATGGTACTCTTTCAAATACTGTGGTTGCGATTGGTTGTTCTTTATCTTCAATATTCGCTTCTTTCTCGAATTTACAGATGCGATTAAACTCTTCGTCGATTTCTTTATCAGACATATCTTTTGTTGCAAATAAAATATTGTATGGAATAGGTGATTCTTCCATATTTTCTCCAGCTATATTTTGGGGTTGAGGTTCGCAAAACAAATATCCTATGAATAATAGTTTTTGTGTGTTTGATACATCTATAGTTTCTTCGTTTCCTAATACATTTTTATTATAAAGGTTGAATATTAGTTCTATTAAATTATTCAGTTTATTTTCATATATCTTAGCATCGAATTCTAATAATTTCTTCATTGTTTCTACATCTATAGAAGGCACGACATCTTCATCTATATAAGGCACGACCAAAATATTGTTAATAATATCAGTTATGTTGTCTTCTAATACATAAAGGGAACGTAATGATTCTCGGGGGTCTTCTGGAGCATATGCTCTTTTTTTTAGTGTAGACGCAGTTTTCATAGTAGTATCTTTGACCTTTTTTGTTATTTCTTGTATAGATTTTGAATATTTGTTTGCTTTTTCCATTAAAAATTTACGTTCGTCTTCGTTCGCAATTTCTCTATTAATGTAAGTTTTAACGGATTCCATGTTGCCTTTTATATTACAAGTTATATCACCAGTTAAAGCTTTTGCATTCTCGCATAAATTATTATATGTTTTTGCGATTACTCCAAACAAAGTTAATTTGGGTGTTTCGTTAATATCAGTATGTGTTATTGTATTCATAGCACTTATTATATATATATATATTGATGAAAGATAATAATAATATAATTATCTTTCTAAATTTTAAGCCGAGCACATTTCACATATTTCATCTTCCGTATCTCCACCTAATCTATTACCTAGGTTTTTTTCAGGTTCAATTGTGAACTGTTGAGCTTGGTGGCGAGCCCTTCTACGCAAATAATAAATGCCGGTTTTCAATCCTTTATTCCACCCATAAAAATGCATTGATGTTAGATTATTATAAGTGGGGTCTTCCAACCATAAATTCAAACTCTGACTTTGACATACATACGCACCTCTATCAGCTGCCATATCAATCAAATTACGCATTGGTATTTCCCAAACCGTTTTGTATTTTTCCTTGATATCATCCGGAATAATATCAATCTGTTGAATACTTCCATTGTTAGCAACAATGTTGTTCTTAATTTTATCATTCCACATATCTAGCTTCATTAAGTCTTTCATCAAGTATTTATTCACTACCATGAAATCACCCGCAATTGTCCTCCTACTATAAATATTACTTGTGATAGGCTCGATACATTCATTATATCCTAAAATTTGCGAAGTAGACGCAGTAGGCATAGGTGCCACCAACAATGAGTTTCGTAATCCATATGTTTGAATTTGTTCTTTGAGTGCGTCCCAGTCATACATCTTTACCTTTTCCATAGGGTCTACTTCCCACATATCAAACTGTAAAATTCCTTGACTTGCCGGGGAACCGTCAAATGTACTGTATCGTCCATCAACCTTAGCAATCTGGCATGATTCGGTCAAAGCAGCATGGTAAATGGTTTGAAAAATACGGACATTTATTTCTTTTGCTTTATCAGACGCAAAGGGTAAATTCAATAATATAAATACATCAGCTAGACCTTGAACGCCGATACCAATGGGTCTGTGTCGAAAGTTGCTACGTTCAGTTTTCTTGGTAGGGTAGAAGTTCACGTCAATAATTTTATTTAGGTTATAGGTAACTGTACGGGCTACCGAATGTAGTTTTAGATAATCAAATTTGACATTTCCATCTTTATCCGTAATAATAAAAGCGGGTAACGCGATACTCGCAAGATTACATACGGCAGTTTCATTTTCATCGGAATATTCTGTAATTTCACAACAAAGGTTTGAAGATTTAATCGTACCCAGATTTTTTTGATTACATTTTCGGTTTACAGCATCTTTATACAATAAATAGGGGGTACCAGTTTCCATTTGGGCGTCTAAAATCTGAAACCATAAATCACGTGCCTTCATTGTCTTTCTTCCTTTTCCTTCATGTTCGTAATATGTATATAATGTTTTGAATGCGTCACCGTATACCTCGGATAATCCAGGGCACTCATCGGGACACATCAAGGTCCAATCTTCACCCGCCTTGACACGTTCCATAAAAAGGTCAGACATCCAGATAGCATAAAACAAATCGCGTGCCTTTAAATCTTCATCTCCGTGATTTTTACGTAGGTCTAAAAATGATTCAATGTCTGCATGCCATGGTTCCATATACATTGCGAAGCTGCCATTACGCTTTCCGCCTCCATTATGAACGAGACCATTATGAATAGTATAATTATGTTCGTGTTTCATTTGTAAATCATATACAATCCCATCGTATTGGGTGGTTTTGACATCTTTTACACGTGTTAGTAGATAATTCTCATATTTCATGTATTTAAAAAATTGGTTGTCGTTATATTCTAACCCCATTAAGTCGCATAATTCTTGCGTTCTTGGAATACGCAACGTATATGAAATTAGCTTGTTTTCAATCACACCTCGACTTGTCATGTGTTTTTCGCCTACCCTATCACGAATACTCCCACTTGTTAATATTCCCATTTTGAGACAAATTATACGAGCACTTTCAATCAAGTTCAATGATGTACTATCAAATACTACTTCGTTATTAGACAAACATCCGTCAGATTCTAACATTCCTTTAAGAATGTACTTTAATTTATCAACTGGTAGATTCAACCATTTTGGCAATATACGTTTTTGTTTGGTTTCGTTATAAAAATCATTATATCTAAAAGGCAATTCAAGCTGTCTATTCCAACGTATACGTGTAATGTTTCCATCTACAGTAGTAAATGTTTGGATACTTCGTTGTTGGAAATAATCTTCTAAGTATGTCAGTGTATCTGATTTATTTTCAGTATGCATTGACACATAGCCAGCGGTATCATTCGAACAATTAATACATCCATCCCCCAAAATTATACCATACGTTCTACAATCATCTTCTGTTATATTACTAACATCTTGTTCGTATTTGGGAATTGAATATACAATCATGTCATTTTCGTCCAACTCCTTTGCTTCTACCCATTCAAAAGTTGCATGTTTTTTTTCTAATCGGTTTCTGATAACAGTATAATTTAATCCTTTTACCTGATTACGTAAAGCATATACAGGATGTTCTGGAGTAATACGTAATGGAAAGATAGAATGGGTTGTTTTAATTTCTAACATTTCATCATTATATACGTGTTCCAATACGTCTTGTATGACTTCCGTTTCTCCAAGAGCATTATAGATTTGAGTAACACCTGATTCACAATGTTGAATTTCTTTAGGTCCATCGGTTGTATAAATAATAGTTTCTGGATGAACGCATTGATCGACGTATTTTGCAGTGTGGTTAAATACTCTTAACATAGGAACAATTCCATTAGAAGAACCATTTGTTCCACGAATATCACTACCAGAAGCACGCACATTATGAATATGTAATCCAATACCACCAGCCCATTTTGAAATCAACGCACAATCTTTCAATGTATTGTAAATTCCTTCAATACTATCATCTTCCATAGCAATTAAATAACATGAAGATAATTGTGGATGGGGTGTTCCGGCATTAAATAACGTAGGAGTAGCATGTGTAAAATACTTTTGTGACATTAATTCATATGTTTCTATGATTTTCTCCAAATTATCACCATGAATACCCATGGCGACCCGCAACCACATAAATTGTGGACGTTCAACTACTTTGTCGCCAATCTTCATTAAGTATGCGCGTTCAAGGGTTTTAAATCCAAAATAATCGATTAAATAATCTCGTGTATGATAACACAACTCATTTAACTCAGTTTCGTATGTTCTCGCAGTAATCATCATATCGTCGGTAATTAATGGTGAGTGCTTCCCATGCTTGTCTTTATTCATATATAACTTACTCATTGTATCAACAAACATTGATGATGTATTTTTTTGATGGTTAGCAATAATAAGTCGGGTGGCTAATGTGCTGTAATCAGGATGAACGGATGCCATACTCGCACATTGTTCGGCAGACAATTCGTCAATCTTAGTGGTGGAAATATTATTATACAATTGGTCGATTACCTTCATTGCTAAGGAGGTATAATTAATCTTCAAACTATGTTGGAGAGCAGGGACCGGGATATCATACGTTTCTTGTCCGATTGTCCGGATACGTTTCAATATTTTGTCAAATGATACAATTTCGGTTCTACCGCACCTCTTTGTTACATGCATTTCATCATCTTCATTCATCATAGATGACATTTCTATATATTACACATATAGAAATGTCTATATTGTTTTCTACTAATATTAGGAATCCAGTTTGATTAGACATACTTTATTGGATAGGCGTACATTACTTATCGTATTGGTCCCCGAATTAGTATCTACAGATACACTTGTCTTAGGTATCCTGCGTTTCGGCGAACGATGTTCGTATCCTTTTATTTTTTCCACTTGGATTGTGTCCCATACTTCTTGGATTTTATGAATTGCGTTTGAGAACCAGGGCTTATTACGTTGAATCAATACACATGATATTTCATCGAGGTACCAATATAGAGTCTCAAACAACACAAGTCCATCATTGCGTATTTCTTCTGTGTCTTTATTTATCCATTCCGTAATTGCTTCTTGGGTTAATGGTATATCTAGAGGCATATAATGATATACCGGGCTATCATTCTCAATTAAATCGCGTTTTATAAAATACAATATTACGCCTCTATATTCTGAATTTGTTGAATTGTTGTAAAAATCTTCTTTATCCGCGTACTCTTTTATTCGGGTTTCTACAAAATCGCAGTTGTCTAGGTTACAAGTTTCCATCTGTATTTGTGTTTGTATCCAGTATTCTTCTTTCGGTATTCCAGTAATTTCACGATTTACAATGTTCTTAATTTCTAACATGTTCCCATATTTTACACTAGATGGTAATATATTAATACCGTCAGGAGAAGCCCCTACAAATGGATAGGTTGAATGACGTATACAGCCAAATTCGCCTATCTTTGTTTGGTACATATTTTCATAAATCATTGTAGTTACTGGCTCATATTTAACACCCCAATGCATCGCATTAGCAGTGCCATACGAAACCCGTTCAATCTTTTCGTTATATGCCTTACATTTTTCATATATCAGGCTATTTATTTGGGATTGACTTCCCAATGCTTTCCATAAACTACTCGCTGATAATAAACTATTACGAAAATCGTACCATTCGTCGGTACGTTGTGCCGGTTGAGGCTGACTTTGAATATATTCAATCGTCGCGGTTAATTCGTCTTGTGATATCTTCTTTTCATATACAATATTTGATGTGGACCGTGGTATGATATGGCTATTATATGCCAAATATGCTTCATGTTGTGATTCTACAAAATCTAGGATTTGCTGAAAGTCGTCTTCGTCACATATATTAACATGTTCCCATTCTATTAATAAATCGTGGCTTATACCATGAATCATATCATTGTAAAACTTTGGCGATGATACTTTAATCATCTTATTATTATAGCAATCTTCAAATTGCTCGTAAATGTCTTCAATTATGTCATCGATTTCATCTTCTTCAAATGAATCAAACAATAACATGGATTCTTCTGTTTTACAAGATATAGATGAAGATATAGAGATTTCATCTATATCAGATTCATATAGCGAATTGTTAGTAGAAATTGAGAATGTGGTATCGGTTTCGGTCACCGTTTCTTCACTATTGCTGGTAAAATAACACTCTAAATCACTCTCACTCATTTTATTGTAATCTGTAATAATACAACATATTCTTTCTATACAGTTTTACACATTACTCTAATAGATTTTTATCAATAACCGTTTCTTTCAATATATTATTGATGATTTTCTTTTCAAACTTTTCATCTTCTTCCTTACCATAACCGCCCAATGATGCTTTGGAATATTCAAAGAACTTATCACATTCGGGTGTATCCAATATATCGTATTTTGGATTTTCGGCTATCCATGGATGCACTTGGGCTTTGTTCTTATTGGCTACGATTCGGACCGCTTTCCTTAAATGTTTTTTTGTTTCATCTTCTTTCGCCCATACATCAGAATCTTTTACGTAGACCGTTTCTCGTTTCAAATCCGTACAGTGGATTGGTCTTACATGTGGATGCATGTCGCGGATACGCTCTAACATGATGTCTGATATCCCTCTTACATATCCTACTTCTCCTGTTTTGATAAAATCATTTACACTTAGTTCGATTGACTGAATGAAATCATTCAGGTTTATAGCATCCTTACATGTCTCATTCAAAAATATGTTTAAATTGAACTTGTTGTTAGTTGTATTGTTGATTGTATTGTTTGTCGTGTTTCCTGTGTTCTTTGATAGCTCTATAATTGTATCTTGTTGGTCTGTCATTCGCTTATGTTG